GAGGTCATTCAGCTGAAGTACCCGAACCCGTTCGACCCGTATCACGGGCTGGGGCCGGTGCAGTCGATCCTCGTCGACATCGACGCGGCGAAGTACTCGGCGCAGTGGAACCGGAACTTCTTTTTGAACAGCGCCACTCCGGGCGGTGTGATCCAGGTCGACAAGCGGCTGTCAGACGACGAGTGGAACGAGTTCACCAACCGGTGGCGCGAGACCCACCGCGGCCTCGGCGCCGCCCACCGGGTCGCCGTGCTGGAGCAGGGCGCCGAGTGGGTTCCGAACGCGCACACGATCCGCGACATGGACTTCGGGAACCTCCGCAACGTCTCAAGGGACGTGATGCGCGAAGCGTTCACGATCCACAAAGCCATCCTGGGCACCTCCGACGACGTCAACCGCGCCAACGCCGTCACCGCGCAGGAGCACTTCGAGGGCTTCCTCCTCACCGACCGCCTCGACCGGTGGAAAGACACCCTGAACCACTGCTACCTCCCCCTCTTCGGATCAACCGGTGAAGGCGTCGAAATGGACTACGACGACCCGGTGTCCTCGAACCGTGAGGCGGACGCGCTGGAGTTGAAGAGCAAGGCCGAGTCCGCGGCGGCACTGGTCGCGGCGGGCTACGACCCTCACGACGTGCTCGAAGCGGTGGGCCTACCTGACATGGGCGTGGCGGAGCAGACCCCGGCGCTCCCGCCGAACCGGGTGCCCGCAGTGCCGCCCGCACCGGACGACGGACAACAAAGTGACCTGGAGGCGCTGATGGCGCGGCAGCTCTCATGGAACCGGGCAGGTGCCTGATGACGACACCCTCACCGCCCCCGGTTGACCCCGGCAACGCCATGCTCGCCGAGACCCCGGCGCAGATGACGTGCGCCCTGATGGACACCCCGCGGGGACAGCGCATGGCTCTGACCGTGCGTACCGCCTCGACAACGCTGACTGTCCTGCTGGCACGGGACGACGCCTCGCAGTGGGGCCAGATCATCACCGGCACGGCCGGCCAGATGTCCGGGCTGATCCTGGCCGGCGTCGGCGCGATGCCGCTCGGCACGCTGGAAGAGGCGGTGACCCGGTGAAGAACGTGCGCCCACTGAAGGCCCGCATCAGTGCCCAGGCTGGGGTGACCCGCGTGGACGTCTACGACGACATCGGCGAGGGCGGCTGGTTCAGCGAGGGCCTGACCGCGAAGAGCTTCGCCAACCAGCTCGCAGGCCTGTCCGGGCCGCTAGAGGTCCACATCAACTCCGGTGGCGGGGACGTCTGGGACGGCATCTCAATCAAGAACGCCATCGAGACCCACAGTGGGCATGTCACCACCGTCGTCGACGGCATTGCCGCATCGATCGCTTCCGTCATCGCCCAGGCCGGGACCGAGCGGGTCATGATGCCCGGCTCCATGCTCATGATCCATGAGGCGTTCACCTACGCCGCGGGGAACTCGGCCGAACTCGCCAAGACCGCCGCGACGCTGGATGAGGTCTCTGCCAACCTGGCCGCGCTCTACGCCCGGGCGGCTGGCGGCACTGCCGAGCAGTGGCGGGCGGCCATGCAGGAAGAGACCTGGTACACCGCCGACCAGGCTGTCGAGGCTGGCCTGGCCGACCGTGTGGGCGACGGTCAGGCGGCGCTTCCCATGGGCTTCGATGTGGCTGCATTCGCTGATGTTCCGGGCCGTATCGCAGCGCAGTTGCGCACGCTGCCGCAGGCCGCGGTGCCATCCGAGCGGGCCCCGCAGGCGCCCGCGGAGCAGGAAGCGCCGCGTCTCACGATCAGCGTTGAAGGCGCTCTCGACGAGGCCCTCGTGGAGCGGCTGCGCGCCGCTGTCCGATCCCGCGAGACCACCGTCGAGGAGACCCCCCCGGGTGCCGAGGAAGGCGCCGGAGACGATGCGGCGCGCGACGCCCCCAGCGTCGAGGGCCGCACCGACAACCACGCCGAGGACCTCCCCGGCTGGCTCATCAACGACACCACGCCGTTCCCGGCGTGGCTGGCAAACGCCGAGGAGGCAACGAAGTGACGATCACCATCCCAGACTCCCCGGCGGGGCTGGCCGAGGTCCTGAGCGACGCAGACAAGATGAAGGAGCTGTGGGCTTCGAAGGAGGCCCTCGGAGAGTTCATCGACGGCTACGCCAACGCGGTCGACAAGTCCAACCGCGGTGAGATCAACGCGCAGGCCCGCGAGCAGATGCAGCTCGTCCTCGCCGAGTACCTGAAGAAGAACGGCTCCGACGCGAAGCCGCCGGTCGACTTCGCCGGGCAGTCGGCTGCGAACCTGCGCCCGGAGATCAAGGGCCTCTCCTCAGGGGCCCGCAAGAGCCTGTACAACCGGCGCGCCCCGGGCGCGGCTGCGGACGGCATCTTCGACGACGCGTCCGAGTTCTTCCGCTCCACCTGGTACCGCGCCGACCGGCTGAAGGATTTCAGCCAGCTGCGGCCGAAGCTGGACAAGCTCGTCGAGATCCAGAACTCGTACGGCTCCGAGGTCCCCGCAGACGGCGGGTTCCTGATCCCGGAGGAACTGCGCAGCGAGATCCTTCAGCTCGCTCTGGAGACCGCCGTCGTGCGGCCGCGCGCCACGGTCATCCCCATGTCGTCGCTGCGGGTACCGATCCCGATGATCGACGACACGTCCCACCAGTCCAGCATCCTCGGTGGCGTCGTCGGCTACTGGACCGAAGAGGCCGCGGGCCTCACCGAGTCGCAGGCGTCGTTCGGCCGGGTCGTCCTCGACGCGAAGAAGCTCACCGCGTACGCCGAGGTCCCCAACGAACTCCTCATGGACGCCCCCGCGTTCGAGGGCTTCTTCAACGGCACCTTCCCCAAGGCCATCTCCTGGTTCGAAGACGTCGCGTTCCTCACCGGCACCGGCGTCGGCGAGCCCCTCGGCTACATCAACTCCCCGGTGTCCGTGCAGGTCGCCGCCGAGGCCGGGCAGCCGAGCGGCACGATCGTGTGGGAGAACATCGTCAAGATGTACGCCCAGATGCTCCCCACCTCACTGGGGCGCGCGGTGTGGATCGCAAGCATCGACACCTTCCCGCAGCTTGCCACCATGGCCCTGTCGGTGGGTACCGGCGGCGGCCCCGTGTGGATCGGCAACATGGCCGGCGGCAACGGAGGCGCAGACGCCCCACCGCTGACCATCCTCGGCCGCCCGGTGTACTTCACCGAGAAGGTCGGCCCGCTCGGCACCACCGGCGACATCTCCTTCGTGGACTTGTCGTACTACCTGATCGGTGACCGCATGGAGATGCAGTCGTCGAGCTCCGAGCACTACAAGTTCGCCAACGACAAGACCGCGTACCGCGTGATCGAGCGCGTGGACGGCCGCCCGTGGCTCCAGTCGCCGCTCACCCCGAAGAACGGCAGCAGCGCGAAGCTGTCGCCCGTCGTCCAGCTCGCTTCCCGCTGAACCAGCTTGACCCCAGCCATCGCGTGATGGCTGGGTCCATCCCGCCCAGCAGGGCTTGATCGGCGGCAGTAACGCCCCGCCGGGGAGGTAACACCATGGCAGGCATGTACGGACTCGGCCGCGTCATCAACGTGATCCCGATCGCCGCCGGAGCCGCTTTCAAGCTCCGCGGCGCGTCTGCGGTCACCTTCGTGTGCACCGGAAACGACACCTTCACCCTCACCACCAGCTCCACGTTCGGCGGCTCCTACGCCAGCCCGGGCAACATCATCACCCGGAAGCAGACCTGCACCGCCACCAACGGCACCGCCGCCTGGGTGGAGGCCACGCAGGCGGCATCGAACGCGGTCACCATCGCGTCCGGAACCGTCGTCTTCGGGGTCATGACGTCGCAGATCGCCGACCCGCTCGCCTACCTCAAGGTGTCCGTCGGCGCGTCCGGTCTCGTGACGGCGATCCTGCACGACCTGACCGTGGCGAGGAAGCCGGCCAACCTCGAAATTCTGGGGGCCTGACCGTGACGACGCTCATCAAGAACCTGGATGTGCGGACCATCGCACTGGGCATCGGGGTGTCCCGCGCCACCAGCAACCTGCCCGCCACCGCTGCGCTGAACATCTTCACGATCACCGGCGGCCGGATCCTTATCCGCGCTCTGATCGGCGAGGTCACCACCGCAATCCAGGCGCAGGCGTGCACCGTCAAGGTCACCTCGACGCCGGTGGCTGGCAGTGCGGTGGACCTGTCGGCGGTGTCCGCGTCGATCAGTGGCTTGGAGGTCGGCGGCCGGCTGACACTCCCGGCCGCTGCGGCGACGGCACTTGTGACCGGGAACGCGGGTGGTGTGATCGGCGACCAGGCCAAGTGGGTCATCGGCCCGGGGGCGCTGTCGTACACCACGTCGGCGACGAACACCGGTCAGATCAAGTGGGACCTGGTCTACGTGCCACTCGACGTCGGTGCGCAGGTCGTGGCGGCCTGACGTGCTGGAGACGTGCTCGAAGTGCACTGCCCGGTTTGCGGTGGGCCTGCTGCGCTGCCCGCAGTGCAGCACGGTCGCCCCGAACTTCGCCGACCGCATGAAGGAGGACGAGCCCATGCCCAGGATCACGGTCGCCGGGGGAGCAACGAACCCCGACGCCGAGCCGGGCGAGACCGGCTACATCGCGCCCGAGGGGAGTGATGACGTATCAGCTGGAACCAGCTCCTCGACATCCGACGACAAGCCCGAGCCGAGTTCGAGCAAGACCCCAACGTCATCGGACCCCCAACCGCGTGCCCCCGAGACGGAGAACCCCTCCAACCCGGACCACCCAGCCAGCCCGGAACCTGGAACTGCCGATTCGACGGATGGCAGTACCCCCGGGACTGGGTCCGGCCGGAGCCGCCGGCAGGGCTCTTCGACGGGGTCGCGGAAGGGCCGGGCTGCTACGGAGGACTCCCCTAAGTAGTAGGGGCGGTCCCACCGGACGCCGGGGCGCAGGCCGCTGCAGGCCAGCCCCGGCGCCCGCAGATCCACAACCAGCTACACGCGATGGAGGGAGGTGATCGCATGCCCGTGACGACGCCCAGCTACTGCACCCGCGAGCAGGTCAAGCGCGCGCTGGACATCAAGGAGACGGCCCGCAGCGACTGGCAGATCGATCGGGCGATTCAGTCGGCGTCCCGTGACATCGATAGCCAGATGAACCGCGTGTTCTACCCCACCGATACGACCCGCTACTTCGACTGGCCGAACTTCCAGTACGCCTACCCCTGGCGGCTGTGGCTGGATCAGTGGGAGCTCGCCGCGATCCCGACCTCGGTCACGTCCGGTGGCGTGACGATCCCGCTGTCCGCGTGCAACTTCGAGCCGGTGAACTCCGGTCCGCCGTACACGTACTTGGAGCTACGCCGGGACCGGTCGTACAGCTTCGGGGTGGGGCCGACTCCGCAGCGGGACGTAGCGATCACAGGCCCGTGGGGGTTCGGGGTGGCCACGGACCCGGCCGGAACGCTCGCCGCCGCGGTCTCCTCGACGACTGCGACGAGCGTGACCGTCTCTGATGGCAGCCTCGTCGGCGTCGGCGACCTCCTCATCGTCGACTCGGAGCGGATGCTCGTGTCCAACCGGGCCAGCACGGACACCGGGCAGACGCTCATCGCGGGCGTCACCACGGCATCCCCGTCCGACAACGCGATCACGATCACCGACGGCACGCAACTCCATGTCGGCGAGGCCATTCAGGTTGACTCGGAGCGGATGCTCATCTACGACGTCACGGGCAACGTCGCAACGGTGAAGCGGGCGTGGGACGGCACCGTGCTGGCCACCCACGTGACCGGCGCGCGCATCTACGCCTTCCGCGCACTGAACGTCGCACGCGGGCAGCTCGGCACCACCGCGGCAACTCATGGCAACGCGTCCGCGTGCAGCATCCACCGCGTCCCCGCCCTCATCAAGGACCTCGCGATCGCGGAGGCGGAGAACCGGATCCTGCAGGAGATCGCCGGGTACGCCCGGGCGGTGCGCACAGAGGCCAGCACGGGCAACACGCGAGCCCCGGCATCCGCTACTGCGCTCAATGACCTGCGCGACAGTGCTTACACCGCCTACGGGCGCAAAGCCCGAAGCCGGGTGATCTGACATGGCGTCGTTCGGCATGAACCTGCGACTGAAGGGCCCCGTCGTCGAGGGCCGCGGCCCGGCCATCGTGAAGGCGATGACCGAGGTGGCGCTGGAGGAACTCGCGGACTACACCCGCTATGAGGTCCTCATGCAGCTCGACTCGGTGCTCCAGCATCCGACGGGCTACTACGAGTCCCAGGTCGTCAAGGACCGCGTGGCACCGGACATCTACTCCATCAACGACTCCGGCGTGATCTACGGGCCGTGGCTGGAGGGCATCGGCTCCCGCAACGCCCCCGTCACCAAGTTCGCGGGCTACCACACGTTCCGAACCGTCCGAGGCCGCATGGCGCAGAAGGCCGGCGTCATCGCCGAGGCGGCCATCGCACGGCAGATGGGGGCGCTGGAGTGAGCCTCGACCTGACCACCATCATCGACGCGGTGTCGGGCCACGCCCTCGCGAGCGGCTACTTCGACGCCGTGAACGGGCACGAGCCCCTGTCGCCGCCGACGTCGGGCGTGACGTGCGCGGTGTGGACCGAGCAGATCGGCCCGGCGCGCGGCGGCTCCGGCCTCGACTCGACGTCCGCGCGGCTGGCCCTGTTCGTGCGCCTGTACACGCCGATGGCGCAACTGCCGTCGGACGCGATCGACCCGAACATGATGGCCGCCCTCGACGCGCTCATGGCCGCGTACTCCGGTGACTTCGAGCTCGGCGGCCTGGTCCGCGAGGTCGACCTGCTCGGCACGTACGGCGACCCGCTGTCGGCGCGCGCCGGCTACCTGAAGACGTCCGGCACCGACTACCGGGTGATGACGATCACCCTCCCCCTCATCGTGAACGACCTTTGGGAGCAGGTGGCATAGGTGGCAAAGACCTCGGGCCTTGGGAACGCCCTGTACATCAGTGGCAACGACCTCTCTGGCGACATCACCGCCCTCGGCAACGTCGGCG